AATAGGTCGCGTCCTGTATGGACCGGGCAAACTTGGAAACACCAAATTCCTCAGGCGGGACCGGAACCGCCTTGACGCATCCATAACTCTTGCGCTTGACCAGCGTCACATCATGCAGCGGCTGGCCGGTTTCCTCGTCCGCGTGTTCGGTATGCTCGACAATCTCCGTATCGGGAGAGGACGCCAGCATCATGAAAGCGTCGTCAGGCTGGTCTAAATAGGTTTCTTTGGTTTCCGTTTCCGATTTGTCCCAGAAAACTTTAACAAAACCGTTCTTGGAAAGCAGTGCATCCTTGATGAATGTCTGGAGAATCATAAAGCCTTGGTTCTTCTGCATGAACACATGGTTCACGTAGTCGGTTTCCTGTTTGGCGGCTTCCTCGTCCTCCGGTCCCACCGGCTCAAAGCGGACCACTTCCTCGCCAGCCGCGAATATCTCCATCAAGCCTGGCATCAAGCCCTCGATGGTGTCTGACACGTCGGTTGAGACGGCGGCGGAGCGCCCCTCGAACGCGGGCATGTCATCCATTTCGCCGTTGTAGTAGTCGAGCGCCTTGGAACGCTCGGAGGTCAGGTCAGACGTAAGGTTGCCACCGAGCGACGCGCTGCGTTCCGCCTGAAGGAGTGCCTTCAGCTCGGAATCTTTCATCTTGGCCATTTAAGCGTAACCCATTGGGGGATATTTGATGTTGCGACCGAATGCGCCCTGATCCATTGTGCCGTCTATCATCATTGCACCGTATCGAAACGCATCGGCGGCGTGGCTCGCCCAGTCGTGGCGTGGTGTCGGTCGCAATGTTTGCAGTTTTTCGTCATACTCGGCTCGATAGAGCCTCATCGCGTCGATGCCTCTGGCGCACTTCTTGGCGTCGAACCAGCATCGCGGGAGGATCGTGCGAACTGCGTTGATACCGTCCTCGACCCGATGCATCGTCGCCACTGTGATGTTGCGCATCCCAAGGCTTTCCATAACCTCAAGACGACTTTTTCCAGTTCCGAGTTCTTTGGCCTGCGCGTCATGCGGGACAATGTGTCCAGCATAGACGTAGGGCTTTGTATTCAGTTCCTTGACGTAGTGGCCAAGATCGGCCCCCGTCATTTCGTAGTAGTCGATCAGGTGGATTTCCCTGCCGACCACTTGCGCGAACCAGATCGCGGTTGCGTCACGAATACCCAAGTCCCAGAACGTCCAGACCCGCGCGGTCGGCTCATACGGAACGCCGGAAATGCGCCCGTCCTTCTCTGCCGCCCCCATCAGCTTGCCGTAGTAAGCGCCGAGGATGGCCGCATCGAATGAGCACTCGTATTCCTGCTCGTATTGGTCTGGGGTTAGACGCTTCTTAGCGTCCTCCAATTCATGTCCGTCAAGAATCCCGGTTTCGCTGGCTTTCAGCGTGAGCCGGAAGAAATCATCGTCCAGTTCATCAGTTGGCTTGCCGCCGACCATCTTCCGGTCAACGTGGTAAAACCAATTCCTTCCTTTCGGGGTGCCAATGAATGTTGCCCAGCCCCGATAGTCTGAAAGCGTCGGGCGTATGACTTCCGGCCAAGCGCGCGGATCAATCTCGGCTGGCTCATCGATGGTTACCCCATCGTTGTAGCCGCCGCGCATCCCCTCATAGTTCTCGGCCCCATAGAGGCGTATACGCGCTCCGTTGGGGTACTCGATCCACAATTCGCTTTCGTGTTTCTTGATGCCGGGGATCGGTGCGCTGTAGTGCTTCAGATAACCCCACATCACATCCTTCACCTGAACCAGCGTTGGCCCGATGTAGGAATATCTCGGCGGCGGGAACGCCCGCGTATTGGTCAGCGCCTGCTTAATCTTGTCGTTGATGCAGCAAACGGTCTTTCCGGCCCGTCTGTGGGCGACGAGCTTGGCGTAGCGTTCGGTCCTTTCGTGGTACGGCTTGAACTGCGGTCGCGGCTTGTAGGGGATTACAATGGCCACTGTTTCAGAACCGCGTTAATTCGATCCTCATCATGGTCCCACGCCCCATCTATCAGGCGCGGGATCAGAAGTTGCATCCGGTATTTCGTCGCTTCTATCGGGTCCATCCCATCAAGAAGCTCGGGGATCATCGCGACGGCCTTGTCGCGCAATCTCACATATCGAGGATCGGTGTTATCAAGGCCCGACCAATTGCTAAGCTGCTCGTTCTGCCTTCTCACCCCGTCATTGATCCATCTCGAGCGGTACTCAACGATGGGATGAGTGCTTTTCTGCATCTCCTTGCGCCACTGGGGTTCGTCCAGCGCGTCAATGATCTTGAACGCCTCTTTGCGCCTGATCAGGTGAGCGGCATCAAACCAGGATGCCCACCAGCCCGGCTCGCGCATTTCCTGCGTCTTGCCGACCTTGCTCTGATCGGTGCGAACGTCTGCAACAGAAATCCGCCCGGTGATCCTGGCTAGGTCGTCGGTCCAGTGATCGACAAACCAATACGGGAAATACTCAGGGAAGATATAGCCTAGTTGATCGACCCACTTTCGGGTCCATCCAGCAGCGCAGGGGAAACTTGCGTTAGCAAGATGCCCATAAACAACCCCAATTCCGTCTGGAAAGAGACTGGCAGCATCGAGAATTTTTCCGTCAAATCCGTGGGTGGTGAAGGGGTCGTCGTCTGCTGCCGACATGTACACGTCGGCTTCTTCTTCTTGGGCGCGGTTCCACTTTTCGGCGATGGTGTCTTCTCTTGGTCCGACATTCACCTTAACCCTTTTGTCTAGCGGAACCCGGCTCAGTAAGTCGATTGTCGGCTTGTCGTCCTCGTCAACCTGGATAATGTATTCGGTGTTCGGTAGTACCAGGTTGGCAGCCGTCTTCGTGACCGTCTCTACTAGTTGCTCTGGCCTGCCGCGTGTCGCCAGCGATATGACAAGCTTCAAGCAGCGGCCTTCCATTCCTCAATCGCGGTCAAAATCGCGCCGGGGTATTGATGCGGCAAGTGATAATCCTGCGGGCACTGCACATGCTTGAACTTGGCCTCACCGACCCAGTGGAAACTTGTGTTCCACATGCGGTGCCCGCTCCGGAGTAGTTTCAGGTTGTCTTCCTCAGCGCCGCTGACAAACTCGATCAGCGGGAACTTACCCAGGAAGTTCAGCACACCCTTATGCGGCCAGATCAGCCAAAAGTGATGATTGTAACCGCGCCATTGCGTCTCGCCGGCATCAACGCCCCTTGAGAACTCACATAACGGGGAGGGCGTCTCAAAATAACCGGACTTAGCAACCCTGCTCGCTTCCTTCATCAAGTTAAATGGATTCCACATGTCTTCGAGGACATGCCGGGCGTAGATGAAATCGAATTCCTTGTCCTTGAAGGGCAGCCGCTCAGTGTTGCAGTCGCAATTAACGGTCTTGAGGCCCTTGCCGAAGTCCTTGATGTCCACCAGCACCTGTGCGCGGGGGAATGGAGTGGCCCCCGGGCCAATCTCTAGAACCTTGGCGCCCTGCGGGATGAGATCGCACAGCGCCTTGATAATCCTTGGATCGGGTTCCCAGAAGTGACGCTCGGACGTGTCCAGCTTAATCATGCAACCTTGGGCCACATCTGATCGAGCGGCGGGACCACAAACTCTCCATTCTCTATCGTGGTCTTGACCAGCGGCGCTATGACTTGGCTGCGGTCGATCTCAAGATAAAATATAGCCGGGCCGTCGTCTCCCACATATTCAGGATGGAAATTGTAATAGCTTATGATCCCGAAAGCCTCTCCGATCAGTTGGAAGTCGGGAAAACTAACGCCGGACTCGGGGCTCGATACGCTTTCACGATGAAAGTGATTGCCCTGCGTGGTCTGCATCGTCTTGTAGCCGCCGTTCTCATAGATGAATATCTTGATCGGCAGCTTATGGTGAACGATGGTCTGCAACTCCTGAAGGTTGAACATCGTCCCGCCGTCGCCGGTCAGACAGATGACTTGTCGGCCCCCGCCAGCCTTGCAGGCCCCGATAGCGGCAGGCAGGCCGTAGCCCATCGGGGCAATACCTGGCGAGTGGAACATCCGTTGTCTGCCGGTCATCGGCATGGCTTGGTGGGTACAAACAAACGTCTGACCTACGTCAGTGACGATGATCGCGTCGTCGTCAATCACCTCAGCCAAGTCTTTTAGAAAGCCATAAACCTGAACACCGTCCGGTTTGGTGTTCAGGTCTACGACCGGGAAATGATCCCGCATGTCCTGGCATAGTTCCAGCCAGTCACCCCAGAGTTGCCGTTTAACCCGCCTATAGAAGCGGTCGAGAAACTCTTTGGCATCGGCATGGATCGGGACATCAACGCGGAGGGTTTTCTTGGCTAGCTCCGCTTTG